CATGCAGGTTTGCCCCACGTAGGTCGGCCACACGTAGGTCGGCCCCACTCAAGTCGGCCCCGGTCAGGTCAGCCCCGGTCAGGTCAGCCCTAACCCCATCTGGGTCGCCGATCAGCCATAGAGTGTGATGCTTAAGTATTTGTTTCAACATGATATTCACCTTTCTGATTTTGGCTTCGGCGGTATTGCCTCAGCTCATGTACACACACACACACACACACACACACACACACACACACACACACATTAATCGATATCAGTATCCAACGGTTCGTTTAAAGCTATCCCAGCAATCGCTATAACTTTACCTATGTTGTAATACACATCGCAATGAGTGTCATGCTCTAGGGTGTGTTTAATTTTACGCAAAGCATCTAAAGCGTTTTCGAGATCTTGACGCAACTTCTGTTCTTCTAATCTAGTCATGATATTCACCTTTTCAATTTTGGCTTCGGCGGTATTGCCTCAGCTCATGTACGCACAATAATCGATATCAATGTAGCTGTCTATAAATTTATATACTTAACCGACGAACGGTAGTTGTAGTGTGTAGAGTTAGGCTTAAGGAGCTCTTAAGGAGATAGAGTTAGCCTTAAAGAATTCTTAAGGAGCGTAGAGTTAGGCTTAAGGAGCGCTAAAGAATTCTTAAGGAGATAGAGTTAGCCTTAAGGAGATCCTCTACACTCCTTAAGCCTTAAGGAGCAAAATACCCCGCACTTACCCCGCACTTACCCCGCACTTTTTTGCAAGTGCGGGGTATACTTAAGCTATTGATTTATAAGGAAAAGTACCCCAAAATACCCCGATACCCCGCACTTTTACCAAAGTCGACCCTACCCGGCTCTTTCAGACTCCTGTATCTCTGTATCTCTGTATCTCTGTATCTCCTTAAGCCTTTAAGCCTATCTCTCTCTCTCTATTCTTCTGAACTACTTAAAGTATGGGGTATGGGGTATTTAAGGTACAAAAGAGATAGAAATCAAGGACTTAGGGTCACCCCACACTGAAAAAAAGTGCGGGGTATGGATACTGTGATTTTAGGGCAAAATGGGGTAGTTTTCCTATAGATATCAGTTACTTGCGCAATACCCCGCACTTTTGCAAATCTCGGAAAAATAATCGAAGTGCGGGGTATTTGGGGGTATTATTGACAAAGTTGAGGGACTCGAGTACCTTCCAGGCCATGTCAAAGCTAAAAGAACAACAGATCGAGCGATTTTGCCAGGAGTACGTGACCAATGGTTACAAAGGTACTAAGGCGGCGCGTGCTGTGGGCAAGTCTCAAGCCAGTGCTGCTACGATGGCCTCAGAGTGGTTGAGCAACCCGAAGATTCTAGGCCGTGTGATGGAGTTGCAGGAGGATTTGCTCAACGATATCATCATGACGAAGCAGGAAGCGATAGCCGAAATGAACAAGCTGGCCATCTTCGATCCGCGTAAAGCGTTCGACGAAGAGGGTCGGCTGTTATCTGTACATGAGATGGATGCTGTGACTGCAGCCGCCGTGAAAGAGATCGAGGTCAATCCTCTGAGCGGAGAGCCTACCATCGTCAAGTTCCTGGACAATAAGCGCACAGCGATAGATTCGATGCTCAAACACTACAACGCCTACGAAGATCACCAGAAGTCGGGCGCTGGCGAGATGAACGTGTACCTCGACGACAAAGATGCTAAGGCGTAAGCGCAACCCCAAGGAGTCAAGCTTCAAGTTCACGCCCAAGCAGGACAAGGCGCGTGACGTGCTCATCTCCGATGCTGTGCACATCGCCCTGGGTGGTGGTGGTCGATCAGGGAAGACCTTCCTGCTAATCAGGCAGATCATGATCCGGGCGATCAAAGCCCCCAACTCACGCCATGTTGTATTCCGATTTAGATTTAACGCGCTGAAGGCCTCAGTGATCGCGGACACGCTGCCCAAAGTGCTTAGGCTATGCTTCCCCTCGCTCCCACCTTTGAGCGAGATGATGAACAAGACAGACTGGTTCATGACGTTGCCCAATGGCAGCGAGATCTGGTTTGGTGGCCTCGACGACAAGGACCGCACCGAGAAGATCCTTGGCATGGAGTTCGTGACTGAGTACTTCAACGAGTGCTCGCAGATACCCTGGGTGTCCATCGTGCTCGCGCACTCACGTCTCGCCCAGAAGGTCGAGGGCATGAGACCCAAAGCATTCTACGACTTCAACCCACCCTCCAAGATGCACTGGACGTACCTCATGTTCGTCAAGAAGCAGAACCCGGAGGACAAGGTGCCATGGCCTGAGCCTGAGCGCTATGGGTTCTACATCATCAACCCAAAGGACAACTTGGATAACATCTCCGAGGAGTACATCAAGATCCTCGAAGCGATGCCTGAAGCCTCGCGTAACAGGTTCCTGCACGGACGCTTCGCAGATGACTCAGACGGTGCGCTCTGGACTGTGGAAATGCTCGCGGCTAATCGTGTGCTTGGCCAAGCTGACAAACCCTTACCAGAGTTTATCCGCATCATCGTAGCGGTGGATCCGTCAGGGTGCTCAGGTCCCGAGGACTATCGGTCAGACGAGATCGGTATCATGGTCGGTGCCCTGGGTAAAGATGGCCACGGATACCTACTGGAGGATCTATCAGGGCGCTACAAGCCTGAAGAGTGGGGCAAGGTAGTCGCAGACACATACACGCGCTGGAAGGCTGACAAGGTCGTGGGTGAGAAGAACTACGGAGGTGACATGGTGCGCTCCACAATCCACGTACACAACCCTCTGATTCCATACGGAGAGGTCAATGCCACACGAGGCAAGGTAGTACGAGCGGGACCCGTGGCTAACCTGGACGCGGTGGGTAAGATCCATCATGTAGGCATATTCCAGGACCTCGAGGATCAGATGTGTGCCACGTTAGCCAGCGGCTACATCGGCATCAAATCACCAGACAGGATGGACGCCCGAGTGTGGCTGTTCACAGAGCTATTCCCCGGTCTAACGCAGCCAGACGCTATGCGAGACTGGAGACCACCCGCAACCGAAATACCCAAGCGATCTGCCAGCAGATATGGGAGAAGCAGATGATCACATACCAAATCGAAACACTCAAGGATATATGGGGGGAGCTGGACCCTTTGTTCAGGGACCATTACGCCGAGTGTGATGGGGGAGGTGAGTTCAACATCAACGTGGGGTTGTACATGTCCCTCGCCGGGACAGGCAGTCTGACCATCCACACAGTACGGGACTCAGGAGTCGTGGTGGGATACTTCGTTGTGATGACAGGACCTAACCCACTTGAGTACCCAGATATACTGGTCAGCTCAGGCCCCATCTACATCAAGCCCGAGTACCGGTCATCCTCGGTAGCTTACAGGCTATTCACGGAGGCTTTGGGCCGCGCAGAAAATACTAGCGGCCTTTCAAAGATTAGTGTACATATACCCATCGATAGCCCAGCTGGGGGGATTCTCTCTCGTTGGGGATACAAGAAAACCGAAGAAGTTTGGGAAAAGAGAGGCACCGACAATGTGTGATCCAGCGACCGGCGTAATGATAGGCTCTACATTGTTAGCCGCCAATGAAACCCGCAAAGCTAACAAGGAGAACCGGAAGCTCTCCAAAGAACAGAAGGCAGCGGATCTCGAAGCCAGGCGCAAGCAAGGCCAGGATCTGTACGCCACTAAGGCCAACGAGTACGCGGACACGCGCTCGAAAGCAGCACGCTCAAAGCAGCGCGGACGCATGTCCACCATCCTCGGCTCAGGCAAGGGTACTCTCTGATGACAAAGATGGACGTCAAAGATCTGCTGCAGTTTGCAAAGAAGCAATTCGAGCAACAGAGCGTCATGCTGCCACTGTGGCAGACACTCGCAGATAACTTCTACCCTGAGCGAGCAGACTTCACCACGACACGTAATGTGGGATCTGAGTTCGGGGACAACCTGATTAACTCCTATCCAATCATGATGCGTCGTGACCTTGGCAACTCCCTGTCGGCTATGCTCAGAGATGGGCCAAACTGGTTTAAGATCGGGATCAACGGGGAACCAGACCACGCAGGCCAAGCCTGGTTAGACTGGGGATCCAAGCGTTTATACAAGATACTCTACGACCGCTCATCAGGCTTTGTTAAAGCCACGAAGGAGGGCGATCACGACTACGCAACCTTTGGACAACCTGTTATGTCCGTGGAGCCTAATCGTCGGTACAACGGCCTCTTGATACGTACCTGGCACCTACGGGACTGTGCGTGGTGGGAGGACGAGACCGGTCAGGTGTGCGGCGTTCTACGCAAGTGGAACCCCAAACTATACGAGCTGGACAACTACTTCCGCGAGGACGCTCTGCACCTCAAGATGCGCAAGAGCGAGCAGAAAGACCGCACCAAGGAAGTCAAGTTGTATCACATGCAGATGCCGATGGGCCTCTACGGTGACGACTCAGACAAATCCTACGTGTCTATATTCCTGGACATCGAGAACGAACACATCATCGAGGAGGTAGCTACTGACCATAAGCACTACCTCGTGCCACGATTCCAGACCATCGCTGGATCACCCTACGCTTACAGCCCGGCGGCTATCACAGCTCTGCCCGACGCACGTATGCTGCAAGCTATGACCCACACGCTGATGGAAGCTGGAGAACGCTACGCAAGACCTCCTCTGATCGCTACATCCAAAGTCATCCAGGGATCCATCAATCTTAACTCTGATGGCATCACTTGGGCTGACAGTGAGTACGATGAGAGGATGGGTGCAGCCCTCCGCCCCTTGTACCAGGATCGTGGTGGATTTCCTATTGGCCTGGAGTTACGCGACAGCGTTGTAGAGGTCTTATCTAGCGCGTTTTACATCAATAAGCTGGCGCTACCTGAGGTCGGACACGATATGACCGCATACGAAGTACAAGAGCGCATGAAGCAGTATCGCAGAGAGAACCTGCCACTGTTCGCGCCCGTGGAATCCGAATACAACGGTCAGCTCTGTGAGATGGCCTTCGATATCGCCATGGGAATGGGCCTGCTAGGATCACCATATGATATCCCTGAGTCAGTACGTGGCAAAGATACCCAGTTTAAGTTCGAGTCTCCATTGTCGCAGTCCGACGAAGAAGAGAAGCTAAACCGGTTCAACCAGGTTAGCCAGGCTCTGGCGCAGGCTACTCAGATCGATCCAAGCGTACGCCACAACCTCAACTTTGATGAGGCATTCCGAGACGCAGTGACCGGTGTGGGCGCACCTCAGAGCTGGCTATACCCGGTAGAGATGGTACAGCAGGCTAAGCAGAACGAAGCACAGATGCAGATGGCAGCGCAGCAGAACAATGCGGCAGCCTGATCCCATCGAATGCGAGGAGTTAACAGACCTCGAAAAAGCAGCATTACGACACGTTCACACAGGGGACGCAACAAGCGAACAGCAGCGACTCGTGCTGAGCGTGATCGTAAACAAATTTGCACGGGCACATGATCTACACATCGCATTTGGTCAGCCAGATGCAACAGGGTTCATGAACGGTCGGGCATTTGTAGGAAAAAAGATCCTTAAATATTTAAACCTTCCAGTGGGACAAATAGAATGAACATTTTCAAGTACTTACGTTATTTACTAATCGATCAATACATATTCGGCGTGGCCGAAGGAGGCGACGGTGGAGGCCCTGATCCTAGTGTTACAGATGGTGGTGGCGGTGTTAGTGGTGGCGACGGCGGTGCTGGTAGTAACCCGTTTGCTAAGCTGCCAGAGACGTGGCGAGGAGACCTAGTTACAGCTGCTGGCTTTGAGGGCGACGATGCAGCCCCTCTATCCAACATGCTAGAGCGTGTGGGCGACCTGAAGGGATTGCTGGGTAACTACAAGTCCATGACCGACAAGATCCGCTCCGGTGAGATCAGCTCTGGACTCCCAGAGAACCCAACTGATGAGCAGTTGAGTGCGTATCGTGAGGCCAATGGTGTACCTACCGAGCCTAAGGGGTACACAGTGCCTGAGGGCGTGGAGCTGACTGAGTACGAGACCGAGATCTTCAACGAGGTATTCGGAGCATCACATAACCACAACCTATCTGATGCAGCGGTGCAGGATCAGATCAGGTCCTACAAAGCAGCTCAGGAGCGCGTGCAAGAGCGCCAACTGCAGCAGGATGGTGTGGACGCCCAGCAGGGTGTGCAGGTCCTGAAAGAAGCCTGGGGACCTGAGTACCAGACAAACATCAACATGGTCGAGGGGTTTCTGACCCAGCTGCCAGAATCGGTACGTGATAGCTTCAAAGGCGCACGTATGGCAGATGGTCGTGGTGTGCTCAATAGCCCCGAGGTCATGCAGTTCCTATCGGATACCGCGCGTAAGATCAATCCAGCAGGCGCAGTGGTACCAAACTCCAACAACCCGGTACAGTCGGTGAACGACGAGATCAAGAAGATCGAGAACATGATGCGGGAGAAACCGCAGGAGTACTGGGCTGATAAGGACATGCAAAACCGGCTACAACAACTCTACACTGCCCAGGAGGGCCTGAGACAATGAAAACCTACAGCAAGACAGTAACCATAGAAGCGGTAGAAATACTGGGCTTCGGCAAGAAAGGCAACGCTATCCTGAGCAAGGGCAAGACCCCTCTGGTAGCTGAGCTATCCAATACCTTTGTATCCACACACAACCCTCGTGTAGGCGACTTCCTGGTGCGCGACAAGGGTGCTCGTGCGTGGTCTGGCGTGAAGACTAAATCCCAGATCAACGAGTTCAAGGAAGTGAAGGCTAAGGAAGATACAAAATAATTGTTGCAAATTGTGGCGGCCTCAGGTAGAGGTCGCTACTATCATCCTAACACCGACGGAGTAGACCCCGGATTGTTAGCGATGTGACCCCGCATACCACGGCTTCTCACAAGACCTATCAGCTGGCTTCTCGAAACAGACGTAGCAAGTTTAATCAACCCTCTATGGAGACATTACGATGAGCGACGCAGCTTTTCAAAAAATGTATCGCCAAGAGTACATTGCTGGTTTTGAGAAACGTCAGGCACTGTCACGTCATACTGTGACAACTGAAGTTGATATCAAAGGCAATGAAGCTATCTTTCTGGTGGCGGACTCTGGTGATGCTGATGCAGTAACCCGTGGACTGAATGGTCGTATTCCTGGCCGTCCAGATAACCTGAACCAATTTACCTGTACCCTTACTGAGTGGCACGATAAGCCTGAGCGCACAGATTTTAATATCTACGCATCTCAAGGCGATGGTCGCCGCATCATGCAAGAAGGCTCTCAGGGTGTCATGAACCGCAAGTTCGACAAAGACATCCACAGTGCCCTGGATGCAGCTACCCAAACTAAGACCATGACCCAGACCAACCAAGGAACATTCCTTGCAGACGTCCTGGACATCGTGGTTACGTTGTCAGAGAACAACGCGAATGAAGATTTTGATAATATCTTCGCGCTGATCACTCCGGCATTCCGTGCGAATTTGCAGACTCTGAAGCAGTTCTCAAGCGTCGACTGGGTACGTACCCACGCTGCGTTCGAAAACGTATCAAAGTCACGTGCTTTTAACTGGAACGGCATCAACTGGATAGTTGATAGTGCTCTGACCGGCGTAGGTACTGCAACTTCAACTTGTTACGTGTACAACAAGAAGGCCATTGGCCACGCTTGTGACATGGATCGCATCACCACTCGCGTCGGTTACGACGAAGAAGATGCGTACTCATGGGCTCGTACATCAGCGTACCTGGGCAGCAAGCTGCTTCAGAACTCTGGCGTAATCAAGGTCACCCACAATGATACATCTATCATCAACACTGTAGGCTAAGGAGGACACCATGGCTTATTCAACAAGTAATCCTCCTGCAATGCTGCAGGATCGTGTAGGCGGAGGCCCTACCGTGTGGATGTACGACGACGCTGATGCTGCTACTGTAGTGCGCGTTGATGGCTACATCACTAACGCGGCTGACCTCGGCATGAAGGTGGGTGACCTCGTCATCCAGATGGACAGCGTAGCAGGCGCAGTTGCGCATCAGTACGTCGTTATGACCATCAATTCCAATGGTTCTGCCGACTTGTCTGATGGCACAGCTATCTCAGTCACTAACACTGACTAAATAGCACTGGGTACTCAGCTCCTCCGGGGGCTGAGTATATTTTTGGGCAGAATGATCGCTGCCCCTTTTTCGTGAGAAAACCAATGACCAGTAAAACAAAAGAAGTAAAACAAGTAAGGCCCTTAAGAGGCTCAGATGTTCAATTCGGTATCGCTGAAAGCAAGTACCGACAGTTATCAGCGTACGTACCTGGCGACACAACTAAAGAGGAACTAGAGTCCTCCGAGTTCTGGGTCAATTACGCACGTCAACTACAAGCAGGAGCCGAAGTCCGCTGCCTCGCGCAGGACTCCACTTTTGTGGCTTATATGATCTGTACGTTCGTGCTGGGCACTGATGTACGCATGCGCTGCATCGGGTTCCACAAACTGCAGGAGTCTATCTCCGATGATGAGATGGATAACTACCAGGTGAAAGGTTACAAAGTCAAGAATGGTGGTGCCACAGGGTTCTACATCCAGGTTGAATCTACCGGCGATAGACTGTTCGGCAAGTCATTCCCGACACAGATAGATGCTATGATAGCCTTGCGTGACCACGCGAAGGCACTATCAGCGTAAGCGCATGGCAACTCAGCTCAGCCTATATAACACAGCCCTCATCAATATAGGTGCCTCAGTCCTTGAGGCTCTTACAGATGCCAGGGACGAGCGCTATTCTCTCGATGCTATATGGGACCTGGGCGCGGTTGATCACTGTCTTGAGACGGTGCAGCCGGTATTTGCATCTAAAACATCGGTACTGTCTGGCGTAGCGACCACAGGGGGTCTGACCCTCGCGTTCACCTACACCCTACCTGCTGACTTCCTGACTGTCGTAGGGGTCTACTCTGACCCTGAGTTAGACCAGGAAGTTAACCGGTACATGATCGACGGCACCTCCCTGCTGTGTGACTATGACACTATTTACCTGCGCTACATTAACAACACAGTAACGGAGGCTGACTTTACGTCGACCTTCTCGCTGTATGTGGCGGCGTACCTAGCAAGCAAGATCTGCCTCAAGTTCAACCCTGATGCAGCAGATGGAGTCTACGCAGCGGTTGCCGCTACCAAAGAAGAGGCTATTGCCTCCGATGGCATTAAGGAGCCAGAGCGCAGACCGGCTACCCAGGGAACACCACTCAGCGATGCGTGGCGAGGCATCTATAACGGTGCGCTACAGATACTATCTGTAGCCAAAATACCGACAGGATCCTCCGATCACCCAGCCCGTGTAGCTCTGGATACCGCAGTTGAATCGAAGGCAGTTGAATCTGTGCTCGAAGATACCTCGTGGAGATTCGGATTTACCTCTGTGAAGATAGAGTATGACCCAAGTATAGAGCCAGAGTGGGGATACCGGTATGCGTTCAACAAGCCCGGTGATGTCCACAGGTTGATCGGCGTGTACTACGATGAGAATCTAATCAATAAACTACCGCACTACATTGAAGACGAGGCGAACTTTTACGCCTCTGTGTCTACTCTGTATGTGTCGTACGTAAGCACGGATTGGCTAACGCAGCCAACATCCTGGCCAGCGTACTTTTCACGACTTGTATCCGCTCGTATCGCCAAAGATGCAGCGGGCGTAGTTAACGCACAGCGCCAGCTATATGCTGACGATGAGTACCAGACTAGATTAAAAAGCGCAATGAGTAACGACGCAGTACAGTCGCCACCCCAGGTAATTGCCGAGGGTAGCTGGGTACGGAGTCGAGGCATACCACGCAGCTACCGGAGATAACACCCATGGCCGTCGAAGACGTATTCAACCGGTTCAATAGGGGTGAGGTAGACAGCAAGGCTCTGGCACGTAATGATGTCACTGAGCTTATAGACTCATGTCAGCTAATGGAGAACTTCCTCCCCGAGAGATTGGGGCCAATGTCCTACCGACCCGGCACAGAGTTCATCGGCTACGCAGCAGACCCAACTAATCTCAGCGCTAATCGCGCGCTCATACCACTCACTCGATCAATAGGGGACACAGTGAAGCTGGAGTTCTCTGGCACCACCATGAGACCCCTGATCGATGGACTTCCTGTGGCTATGTCAGCGGATACGGTAGCGATGCCTACTGTAACAGCGTGGACAACCCTTACAGGGTCCCCTACTAATGTGGCGCGCACATCACCGGTACCTCATCAAAGGTTGCAGATGGAGTATGGGGACTCAGGGTACTATGTGATAACAGGGGTTACAGCGAGCACCCTACAAACCCTAATGTGTACATGCTACACGGCTCCCGCACACATTAGGATTGGAGAGGGTAGCAGCTCAAACGCTAACGATCTTGTCGACATGACACTATACCCGGGTCAGCAGGTCCTCTGCTTTACCCCAACAACCACAAGCTACACAATTACGGTGTCGTCTATAGGCAAAGAGTTTGGGAACGGTAAGCCCAGGGCCTCTGTAGGGCTATACGCGCTGACTGCGGGGAACCTAGAGTTCACTGTTCCAGACGCTGATTACCGTAAAATATCCTATGACACCTCAGCTGATGTTATGTTTTTAGCTTTGGGATCCAATAACGCCCCAAGGATCGTACGCCGAGGAGCCAACAACACTTTTACTTTCGAAGACTACTTCTTCATAGATGGCCCATACATGGACATCAACGGTACCGAGGTCGGGTGTGAGTTTACAGGGTATAACAGTATCACCACGCTGACCTCTGATGCTGATCTGTTTCACGGATCAGACTTTGATTGGCTTAACAGTCTCGTCAAAGTAGCACAGCCCGAGAGGGTAGCTACGTTCTCCTTCGGCGCTACAGGAGACAGTGACCAGATATGTGCCATCGGGGGGTTCGGCGATAACAGGGATGTGTTTATCAATATCGTGGGCGGAAGCGGCACAGTCGTGTTGCAGCGTTGGGATGATAAGCTGGGATCGTACGTTGACGTCCGAACTTTTGTATCTACCAGTTTTAACACGTCCGAGATCGTATCCGATAGGAATGATGGGATAGTTACAGACTACCGGTTCTCCTGCACAGCATATACAAGCGGGACCATTAAGACCGAGATTAAGTACGTATACACTGGTATGGCTGGAGTGGGCAAGATAACCGCTCAGAACAATGCCTCTAGTATCTTCGTAAATCTCCTCAGAACTCCATATTACGCAGGTACCGAGGTTACTCCATCAGTGTACTGGTATCTCGGCGCGTGGAGGATGGGCAAGTACCCTCAAGGTGTCACAATCTACGAGGGTCGGGTGGTATGGGCCAGCAAGAATAGGGTCGATATGACCAAGATCGATGATTACTACAGCTTCGACGATGAGGAGGGAGTCGTTACGGACGCTATCTCCAAGACCATAGGGTTTGGCCCTGTGGACGATATCTCATGGGTAGAGAGCACCAATGGGCTGATGCTCGGACTCCCCACCACCGAGGTGCTGATACGCTCTGACAACTACGACAGTCCCCTGACTCCGCTGAATACCAACCTGAAGCCTCACAAAGGTGGTGGGTGCGCTGCAGTCAGGGCACTGCCGGTCGACGACGATATCTACTATGTCACCCGTGACTCCAAGAAGATTAGCCGGATCGTGTACCAGGCCGGGCAAGGCCTTGTAACCTCAGATCAGATGCTGTTCCACCCAAGTATATGCGGTGATGGCATCGATGCTATCGTGTGCCTACGTCACCCCGAGAAACGCCTCATAGCACTGACTACTACTGGTGAACTCCGCGTGCTCCTGAACGAGCCTACAGAGGGCGTGCAAGGGTGGGCTAGAGTCACCATGACTGGTGGTACAGTTAAGGATATGTGCGTCGTACCGCAGTTGGGAGAGGATGAACTGTGGCTATTAGTCGAGCGTGGGGGCAACGTGTTGGTAGAGAAACTATCTACCTTCGAGAATCCCTACCCGTTGGACTCCTGTGTCACCTATGCGTCACCAGCTACTTCTGCCTTCACAGGGTTGGGTCATCTCGAGGGTGAGACCGTGCATGTGTACCTCGATGGCATACGTACTAATACTGCGGGCTACACGGTCGCATCTGGTGCTATCGATATCGGAGCCGACTTTACTGGTACCCCAACACAGGCTATTGTGGGCCTCAAGTACACCGCACAGTACACGTCCAACAAGCTAACTCAGTATCTGTCTAACTCCCGGTACTCGTTTGCTAAGCCTAAGCTGGTATCCAACATAGGACTTGTGTTACAGAATTACATTCCAGGATCTCTTAAGTACGGCAGGGACTTCGATCACTTGCTGGATCTCGCAGGCCCTCTGACAGGTTCGGTTATCTCTGAGCTGCAGACAGATGCCACAGGATTCAATGGGATATCCGCACCTGATCCACGCTTATATTTGCAGGCGGACGGACCAGTGACTGTGCTAGGATTGGAATATCAGATCAACGTACCTAAGAGCACTACCCAAAATGGCTGAGAAAATAGATTTCCTGAGGCTGTCAACATCAATACTGGACTCACTAGGTAACTACTCTACCGCTACCAACGCGAGACAGTCCGGCAATTTCACAGGACAGCAGTACCAACAGAACGCACGAGTCTCTCTGCGTAACGGCGACATCAACTCTGCTAACATCAGGGGCGAAGGGAGAGCACTGGAATCCAACGCTACAGCAGCGATGGTGGCACAGGGCGGTGTGGTCGACAGTGCGATGCTGGCCAAGATTAAGAAGCAGACAACCATAGCCTCGCTGAACTCCCTATACGACGCCAAGGCTGAAGCCAGAAGTTCTGAGTTTGCAGCTAAGGCGGCCAAACTGCAGGGAGACCAGGCTTACCGAGCTGGCATGCTTAAAGTGTTCACCAACATAGCTGGCATGTCATCCTCGTTCCCAAGCTCCGGCGGCGCACCTGAGTCATACTTTGCTAAAGCTAAAAGACCACCATCACCTTATGGGGGTCGATAACCATGGCCACAATACCTGACGTTAATGCGGTAGGCAACGTCGCCCCAGGTGGGCGTCAACAACCCATCATTCGGCTGCCTGGCGCTCATACCCAAGAGGCCCTTGACTACATATCCAAGGATGTAAACCAGCTTGCGCAGATCCGTGACGAGTCTGAGTACTCCAAAGCTAAAGCCAAGTTCCTGATGGTCAAGGCTGAGCAGGACAACGCGTACAATGACCGTGAAGACTTTGACGCTTTTGATCAGGAATACACGCACAACATGTCGGAAGCATCAGCTGTAGGCGCGAGCCTGATCACAGATGCACGCGTGCGTGACCGGTTTGTTAGTGAAGTTGATGTCATGCAGGAGCAAGGTCGCCAGCGCATACTTCAAGTTGCTGGGGAGAAAGAGAAGGACCAGGAGCGTTCTACCATCGAGGACGAGATCGACACCCTCACCAGAACTACCCTGAACAATGACGGCGACGTGGTTGAAGCATACAACACCATCAAGACCAGGCTTGACGCTGCGGCCAAGATGAACGTGGTCACATACGAGTATGCCCAGAATAAAGCTGAGGCCACCCGGTCCAACATGGCCCAGACAAAACTGAGAGGCATGGACCCACAAGACCGCATAGACGCACTCAACGATAAGTCTGGGTTCATTCAATTCATCGACCCCGCTGTAGTCAAGCAACTGCGTGACGAGGCTAAGTCTCAGCTGCGTATTGCTGAGGCCCAGGGTGAGGCGTTCCGGTACATCGATCAAGGTCTGGATCGTAACCAGGCTTTGCGCCAGATCTACAAAGACCATGCCAAGGACCCACTCAAGATGAATGCGGTTAAAGATGCATTCAACGAGGCGTACTCTACTAACCTGGTGACCGAGACTGAAGTACAGAACAACTCATACGATGAGATACACCTGGGGGTTGGCATGGGCGATACCCCAGTCAGCTTCTACAAAGACCCGAAGAACGAACAGGCTTTCTCCCTGTGGTCATCCCTGAGTCCCCCTCAGCGCGATAACCTGGAGCAGATAGCAGCCAATAGGCTGGCCGGTACCGTGCGTAAGGTGTCAGATAAGCAGGCGTGGGAGAAGCTTTACCAGAGTATGATCGACGCCCAGGGTGGCAAGATCAAGAAAGCCGAGTTTGACAGAGATTACATGCTGTACTCAAACGCCCTGAAGCCGTCCGACTACGAGATGTTCTACAAGTTCAAGGCTGGCAACAATGACGAGCTTATCTCAGCTGCCACAGTGCTGAACAACATCCTGCAGAGCGTCACTATAAGTGATGAGAAGAAGCAAAACATCCGATCCGATGTGCTGACGTGGTACTCCCTGCAGAAGGATAAGACCGGCGTTGCACCTTCTGACCGAGAAACTACTGAGTACATCAACGCCGCGATGAGTACAGCTCCCGGCTCCGGCAACATATGGGACGACAAAGCCTACGACGTTAATAACATGGACGACAGAATAGACTCGTACCTAAACCCCAACACTACCGCAGCTCAACGCAAGTACTTGCGCGAATCAGCGTGGAGGGACGGCAACCCGGATAACAAGCAGGCTACCATAGATGAGTTTGAATGGCGGGTTATAGAGCGTGAGACACCGGAGCTGCTAGACGATCTTAAAGCAGAGCTGCAGAAAGCCCGGGGCATAGACATAACTTATATCTCCGACCCTACTAAACGTATGCACTATCTGAAGATGTATAAGGACGCTCTCAATGCCACTCAATGACCAACAGAGGGAGATGTTCGGTGAGTTCGTTGATGAGTACGAGAAGCAGAACAATAATCCCGGAGACTCCCTGGACTACGCCTCACGTCGCAATCCTGACACCGCCGCAGAGGCCCAGCGCATCAGCACCAAGATGCAGGTGCCCCAATCTGTGGCAGAATCCAACCTACCCGAGCTTAAGCGCCAGAGTACCCTGAGAGACCTCAATGTCGCGGAGATGCCACTGCGCAGTCCTAAGACCTCCGAGTGGCTGAAGAATCCCAAGAATGCTGAAGTATCATACGATGATATCGACGTGCTAGAGGGTATCGAGAAGAACATCAGAACCCGCCAGCGCGATGATCGGGCATGGTATGCTAACTTTGACGATACATTTCAGATCGGTCTGGCTAAAGCATTCGAAGACATGAAGATGTCCTACTCTGGCGAGACTAAACGCGTGCTCGACGATTTCTGGGCCAACTCTGCTGGTAACCTGAAACGCCCGGACACCGGTGACCCAGCTGCAGCCGGGTATCCTGAGTTGACTGACGCCGGTATCGCCGAGATCAGGCAGCTGGCTAAAACTAACATTGAGACGGCTCAATCGGAAATATCCCGACTAACCCCACAGAACATGGGCCTCGGGGGTCAGTCTCTCAGAGGTGGTGTGCAGATGCTGGTGGACAACCTCGCGCCCACCGCTGTCCTGCTGGCCACCAAAGGTCGGATAAACCCACTGCTCCCATATCTTGTAAGTAAGGCTACATTTGAGGCTACCGGTGACGCTATGGTGGCCGGTAAGTCCAGAGGAGAAGCCATTCAGTACGGCGTGGGCACAGGCATGATAGAGGGCGTGACAGAGATGTTCAACGTCAAGGCCCTCGGTGCCATCGCCAAAAAGATGGGAACCTCAGGGGTTGCTAAGCGTATAGCCGATTGGTTTGGAAAGGAGGCGATAGGTGAGCAAGCGGCCACAGGTCTTGAGTCCGCATGGGACTACAGCTTTGGGCTGGATGAAGAGATTGCTAACGCTAAGACCTGGCAGGATGTTGTCAAGTTACAATTAGAGCGTCAGATAATCACCCTCGGCTCCACCGTAATCGGAGGCGGGTCTATGTCAGCAGGTTTGGCGGGGATCAACCACTTGGCTACCCGAGGCCAAAGAGCGAACGACGCGGCACTCAAGGTTGCTGCTACACGACTGACCTCTGCTGAGTCCCAGGATTGGTTAGATAGCCACATCGCCCTCGCTCAGTCTAGCCTTACCGGACAGAGATCCCCTGAGGCATTCGAAGACTACATCAAGACTGTATCTGAGGACGCCACCGTGTACATGCCCGCTAACATAGCAAGCACGCTGGAGAGCATGCCAGAGTACGTAAAGTCCCAGCTCGACGGGACTGGTGCTGATGTGGCCATAGGTATGCAGGATTTTATCCGGGACTTCGTGAGCAATGAAGAGGTACTGACACAGGTCAGACCCTACCTCAAGGTGCGCGAGGACCTGATGTCCCTGAATGAGCTTGAAGCTAAGGTCGACGTGAAGGGAGTGCAGGATATCATTGCTAAAGCCCGCCTGGATCAGGAGTCTATGACCGCAGCCGAGGCTGGCTATGAGAAGTTCAAATCACAGATACAAGCCACTGGTCGGCAGGGTGAACACACCTCTCGCTTGAGTGCCCAGCTGATGCCAGCGTATGTTGTAGCCAAGCAGGCAGAGTTGAAGGCTCAAGGCATAGATATTACTGTAGAGCAGATCTTCGATGACATGGCACTGAGCATAGTTGGGCCGCGGGGTAAGGTGCCAAAGCAGGATGCAGGCGCTGCTGAGCCTGTGGTGATGCAGGAGAACACCGTAAGTATGAAGCAGGACTTCGGTGACACTGTAGTTGAACGCGTTGTGAAGGACGACTCAGGCACCTCTGTGAAGGTTAAGATACCGGCACAGAAAGCGTGGGATGACATTCAAAGTCGCAAAGAGATGATAGAGGCTATCAAGCTATGTCGGACGAATTAAAAAGAGCAATGATGCTGGGTGCTGAGCATGAGAGGCTACCCAAGCTGATCGAGGTATCCGGGCTCAGAGAGATGGTAGATGAGATGCGGGCGACTATGGCCGCACAAGCTGCTGCCCAGATAGCTCTCACCGAGGCTGTCACTAAAGTGGTTGCGGCCATTGATCAAAAAGAGTTAAAGTCCACCGATGTCAGCGAGCTTACCAAAGCGGTGCTGATGTTGCAGCAGAAGACCCCGGAACCCGTACAGGAGCACGTACCATGGACTGTGGACTTCGATAGAGATAGCAGAGGTGACATTAAATCTGGTATCCGACTAACCCCAATGACGAGGCAGCTTGATTCCTGATGGGTGACCTGACAACCAATTTTTCTGCGAATGAGTTTGCATGCCCATGTTGCGGCGAGTCAAAGATGAATCCTGACTTTATGCAGAGACTTCAGGCTTTACGCAACGCTTACGGTAAACCTTTTGGTCCTGTAGTGGGTGGGGGGTACCGATGCGTAGAGTACAACAAGTCGTTCACCGGCGCCCATGTGGAGGGTAGGGCTGTCGACCCTAATATACCGCGAGAAGACTATCACCAGTTCATAAAGCTGGCTTTCTGGTTTAAGTTCACCGGTATCGGCGTTAAGCAGAAGGATGGTAAGTTTCAGTTACACATCGACGACGCCAGTGAGATACCCGGTGTCAGATTACGACCTTGGGTCTGGACATACTAATGAGTTTAATTGGCAAGACAAGAGAATCGACCACAATGCAGCTGCTGCTGGTACCCCTGGGTCTAGTATGCTGGAAGTATTTTAATGGTGATATAACTTCAGCAACTGAGTTCGCTCAAGCTTACGGTGTGCTGATGGCTGTATGGTTAGGTAGGGAATGGAGGTCCTCTCATTATGCTAACAAAGCTTAAGTACTACCTAGCTGCAGCGTTAGCTGTCGGTGCGTATATCGTTAAACTGGTATTCGACCGCAAAAATGCCGAGCTCGATTTGTCTAAAACTAAAGCAAAAGTAGCGGAAACGAGTAACGAATTTTATCGACGTAAGACTCGTGCTGAAGAAGTTTTGGAACGTCAACAAGCTAAAGAACGTGCTAATCGTACTAAGTCATTTGAGGAGAAAAAGCGTGACCAACTTGATAACGATTGGTAGCCTACTGTTACTACTTACAGGTTGTGCATGTGATCCTGTCTATGTGACCAATCCACTCGACAGACCTGAGCGTCCTATACTGCCACGTATTACGCCTGAAGATGCTGATGCCATCCCTTATCCAGTATGGACGAAGCTAGTGCAGCGTAATGATGCTATGAAGAATTATACGGAACAACTTGAAGTAATAATCGATGCAACACATGAGTCCGAGTAATGGATAGTAGAATTTTTGAAGATGACGACCCTACCGACCTTAAATTTCACAAAATCGGTAGACGTGTTACAGATATACAAGCATCTACTGATGATAAGCTGCAAATCATGAGTGTGTCTTTTAGTGATTTGAGGCTTGAGGTAAAAGATCATATTGCAGAAGAAGCTATATATCGTCAAGAAGAGACAGCTATAAGGCACGAAACCAATGAAGTTCTAAGGGATTTAGCCTCTGCTATGCAGCAAAATACGCTGGAAAATGCTAAACAACGAGAGGATATAAATAAGTTGCTTACTCATATGGAAGTTATGCGGCCAGTCGAACAAGGCGTAGTCTGGATTCGAATATCTGGACGCGCAGCAATGGTACTTGGCGCTTTATCCGCCGGATCATTATCTATCTGGGCATTTTGGGAAAAGTTTTTTCCAGGAGCAGGGTCATGAGATTTTTACTTAGTTTATTTATTCTATTACTCGCTGGGTGCTACTCAAATGTTGAGGCAGCCACGGCTACGTTTACATGGAACAAACCAGTACCGGCTTTCTCAGAGCCCGTCCCTCCTTCCTGGCAGATTGACGAGTACAGAATTTATTGTGATTTAAGTGGAGCCACAACAATTCCCACGTATACGGCTACTGTTACTGGTTACGACACTGAAAGCCTTACAGCAACGGATCTGCCCGTTGGTGTGTTAACGTGTCGCATGACATCGTATAGCGTTGGAGCAGGAACAGAATCAATAGATAGCAATACAGTGACTCATACTGTTTACAATAATGTCAGTCCGGGTGCTCCTACGATTTTTAACTTCATCCCGTTGGTGCAGTAAGAAATGGCTAAATTGGTAATTTTTTGTAAAGACAATGAGCATCCAAACGCCGTAGTAAACGTCCGTGATTGTTATAAAACTGGTGATATTGTTAGTGTATACGATGATGATTTCCCAGTCCCTACGGGTATTAAGCCACCGCTATTCAAAGTGGTTCAAGTGCCGAATACAAAAAGTGAGGTGGAATATCTTATTTCCGTAGATGAAAAAATTAGTCTGCCTGTAACGCTCAGGAAAAACCCTGCTGCAATGGCAAAGCTATTAACGCAATCTAATAGACAGCAGAAGCGCGTTAGGCGTTATCAATATATCGATGGAGTGCAACAAAAATGCCTTTAAAATTAACTAATCCTGACATTATCAGTGGAGTTGTTACTGATGAAAAAATATCATCTTTCACAACTGACTTAAAAAATAGTGTTATTTATATAGTTTTTGATCGTTTAGACGCTGATGGAAATATTGTGGTGCCAGATGTCACACACGTTATTGCCGATGCAGAAATGATCGCAGCAATTACAAGAGCCGGACAGATTGCTCAAGCTGACGTGTATGCCGCTTTAAAACAGGCTCTATATGAGTTCCTGCCTGGAAATGGTGAGGTGGTATAAACCATGGCGGGCGAAGTTCTTACTCATTTTAAAGTTGGTGGAGCCTATGCCACAATCAATGAGTGGGTTGCGGCAAACCAAGGTGACTTGGTAACTGCTCTGATATCCCCCGTCCTTGTCTGCCATGAAAGTAAAGCAGGACATCAGGAGCAGGCAGTAATTTCAGGTAGTACAACAAGCGCCGACTACCACATGAAGATAAGAGCCGCTACAGCCGTTGAAGCTCTGGCTGAGGGTGAAAATGAAGCGGAATCGTTAGGAATCAAAAAGCGTGGGTTCTGGATGAAGTCGGTCAATAATGGCACAGGCATACGCATACAGGATAACTACGGTAGGGTATCCCAAATAGGTGTCGGTATTGTTGCTACATATGGTAACAGGTATGGAATCGAAGTTGATGCGACTGAATCCTCTGATACATATATCAAACTAGATCAAAATGTGTATTGGGTTGAATCAGGAACTCCTGATGCATCTGCAGGGGTACGTACTACATACAACGGGAGGGCAAATGTAAATGTTTCCTCTAGTTTATTCATGGGCTTGACCAATGGATTTCAAAGTGATTCTGGCGGGTCAACTCAGACAATGGATGTACTTAACAATGTGTTTGCTGATTGTGACTATGCTTATTTGCAATATTACTCAGGCACTCAGTTGAACTTCCACAATAATGCTGTGTTTAACTGTATTGATGGTTGGAATCCTAATGATTTTTCTGGTAACGATTTATCATCTGTGTCAGCGAATAACAATGCAACCAATTTAGTGACTCCGCCCGCAAACTGGGCCAGCACTGTAACAGGCTTAACCAGCGGTGACTTTGTTGATTCTGCTAACGGCGATTATCACACTGATTCTGGGTCGATAAACCTGATACAGACAGGCTTAGATGTATCTGCTTATGATGTGGTTTATGATTGTGATGGGCAAACATGGACTGCCCCCTACGGAATCGGCTACGATCAACCCGGTGAGATAACATTTACAGCTGATATAAATATCAATTGTTTAGATGCCGAAACTTTGAGTGCGATAGAAGGTGTTGGTGTTTATGTCTATGCTGCAGCCGGTGGGGATTTAACTGCCGGTGACGAAATGGGGGCCGGAGCAACTGACTCTCTAGGCCAGCTCTCATTAACTGTAGATTACACAACAGATCAGCCGTATGTCGCACAGGGTAGAAAAGGTTCTAGCTCTCCCTATTACCAAGAGGGCAAGTCAATTGGACTACATCAATTGACAGGCTCTACCGTTAATATTTATATGATTTCAGATGAGGATTAAATTATGGCTGCAACATACGACTTAGTACCTGCAGATTGGTCAATCAGTGCTGGTAGGGTGATTGACTACATTGGTGATGCGCACGGTGGGGCTAATCCTTCCTATGCATCGGGTATACAATTTCACCGCTGGGCGCAGGATTTATCAGATGACGCTAGCTATACTGGTGATGATATCCTTGACCGTACAAAACCTGTACCGTCAAAACGTTCAACAGATTACATCCTGACTCTTAAAAACGGTTATACATTGACAGATGCAGCTATAGAGCATTTGTATGATGTGTCAATCACCCAGGGTACTGCAGGTGTGGATCAGAAAATCTGGGATGCTATTACAGTGTACGGTAACTGCTCGGTTATCCATGTATTGCAAGCCGGGGCTAAAATCTCCAATGATTTCTGGAATAATGACCCTGCCGGAGGCGGCTTCGGTCTTAATTCTGCTACAGGTATCAGCCATAGATTTCTCGTTAAAGTGCACGATTTTGTAGCCAACGGTGGGGATATAGATGGTCGTAGATTAATAGGCACAACTCGTGCATGGAATAAAACATGGAAAGAGTTTTCTATCTCGGGTACAGAACGTGGTAAAAATACATTAGCGTTAGATGAAAAGGCTGATCTGAATAATACCAGTTCAACCGGAACCATCGGCGCGCTAGTTGGTATCAGTAATGAGAATGAAGGGTATATCGGTATAGATGCCAACGGAGATGCGGTCGATGAATACTATTATTCAAGCTGGACTAAAGGAGCCAACTCAGTTAATCAGCTTTATGAGTATGTGAAGCTGCAGGGTTATGATGGTTCCGCCGCTACTCTGTACGGTCTGGATGCATCAGATTTCCGTGGCATTACACACGAAGTGGCTTATGGCACCTTAGCCGGTGGAGCGTTCACTGAGGCCGCTGCTGTGACATTTGGTAATGGTGCTACAGCACAGATTCTAGCAGACAATGGCGTTGATACTCTATGGGTGCAATTATTGACAGGTGTAGCTCCAGCTAACACAGATACTATAACTCAAGGGGGTGTGACTGCTGCTGTGGTCGGTGCTCCTGTATCAAAAAGTCTGGAAGCACCATTTATCGGCACCTCAACTGGAGCGGCTATCATTGCTGCGTTTGGGTTTGGTGTGTCATCAACATTAACCACGTCAGACAAACTGACCGATTTATCCGGCGCAACGGTTTCACCCCCTAACGTCGTCACAGTCACAGCGGGTAATTTGTATAAGGGATCAGTAACCCTATACCCATGGGATGGTGTCACTACAAATTCAGAGGGGGATCCTTTATTCACTGAGGATCAGATGACGTTGGCAGCGTCTTACTCTGGCGCAGCAGTGACCTCCGTTGAAGTAAATGCCATCCCTAATAATACTCCGGAGTCTGGAAGTATTAGGGTTGTATTGGACTCAGGGGCCACGGAACTTATTAGCTACAGCTCATACACGGGAACCACGTTTACTATTACCTCGACTGACTTTAGCGGGGATAACGCAACGACAGGCAACAACGCTTGGATTGCATATCTTGACACAACCTTGAACAGTGAGACAAGCACAAGCGCTGCGTTTAATTACACGTATAATGGAGACGTGACAGCCGTGCTAGAGGTGCGTGATGGCCCAAATTTAGTACAGCCGTTTATTCAGCCCGTTACACTTGGTTCAACTAGCCAGACCGTCAATGCAATCAGAAATAGTGATGCATAATGCCGATCTCGGTAAACCCTATAACGCATGTAATCTCTGTGCCTCAGAGTTATCTAAGTCCAGTATCTACGGGGCTTTATGCGTTGGATACAAACCAGTTCCGTGTTGATTTAGCACTGTGGTCAGCAACAGAGGAAGGTAGGGCTGAACCCTTCCCCTATGATCACAATACTGAATACACAGTGGCGGGTGAGACCTACGCACGTAAAATCGAGTTGATCAACGGATACTCTTGGCAACTCGAAGATACTGGGTCTTTCTACTCTGTAAAATTAATCGGCTCTAACAATAATCTGTTTGACGTACAAAATGGAGTTTTTATACCCCATGGCAACGTAGGATTAATCCCGAGCAATTCCGCAGGATTACAAATAGTCACTACAGGCTCTGGTGTCACGGCGCAGGATAAGGTTGATATCATCAATGGCGTATTCTCCAGGATCATCGAGAATGGTGAGACCTTCGAGGAGGCACTTCGTTTGATACGTGCTGAGGCAGCTGGGTCTATCGAGGTTGCTGGAACTACACACAACATTAAGTCCGCAGACGGGTTGACAGATCGAATAACCGCCACAGCTGATCAGACTGGCAGGACAGTTACCGCCACGAACGGTGCGTAATGTACGCAACTGGGTACTACGCGACTGGGTACTACGCGACTGGGTACTACTTGTCGTCTTCAACAGAATATCTTCCCGCCTCACGAGAAGAAGGGTATAGTGGCGTCATTTTAGATCGTCCGAAGCGTAAGGACGAAGAAGAGCTAATGCTCATCATACAACTATTTATTGAGACAATCAGCTGATGCCAAAGTCGCTAGAAGAATGCCTATCCATCGCCAAGTCCATGGACCAACTCGACCGCGAGACGGCACACCGGATGCTGAGCGAGGGCAAGACTGAAGACGAAGTTATGGATCATCTGGCCAAATCCCTGGCCAAAGAAGAGAAAACCCTCACACGCGAGGTAACATCTGCTGGCGCCACAGTATCTTTCGAGGTCGCGCCTAACCCCGCCAATGCGGCTGACATCTCGGTTGAGAACTTCGAATCTAAATTACTGGAGAGTAAAGATGACTCAGAATACAACGATAATAAGCAGCGTGCCGCAGCCCTCATCAAAAGAGAAGTCCGACTCGCTGAGCTGGGAAGATATGAAGACACAGATGGAAAAGAGAACGGAAGACTTGTTCGACCTCCAATCAAGGACGGACGCATCACGCTTGTCCATTACAGCACCTCAAAAGATCTCAGAAGCATAGACCCAGAGTACTATGGCACCAATCATAAGGGGGCAGAGTTCAAACGATACTACGACGCTAACTGGGTTGATAAATCATTCTACGGCATAGGCATAGGTGAGCCAGGTGGGTACCGCCGTAAGAGCATGGTCGGGACCACACCGTATTCTGTGGAAGTCAACGCGGCTCTTATGTACGACATGGCCGCAGATCCTGATGGCCTACGCAACAACCTGGAAGGCAACAACCAGAACGAGAAGATCAACCTCTACGAGAAGCGCATCAAAGAAGCTGGGTATGTGGGGTACTGGGTACCTCACCCCTCACTCGGCATGGTCGCCGGTGTGTTCGATAAGGTTAAGATAGGCCAGACTCTATCACAATCTACAGGGGATCCCGTCATCTACCATCAATCTGGGCCAGAGCGGAACAGCTTAGGGCTATACAGCAGAGTTGAGAAGTCGGTACTTACGTTTAAGTTACCTGCGTGGAAGAAACCTGATGGCACTGCTAAGGGCCGCGATATCTGGGCCAAGATCAACAGCGAGAAGCTACCATCTGATGAGCTGGAAACTCTCGGCCTCGAAGAGTTCCTGACAGCAGACCCCCAGGCCAAGTTCACACGAGACCAGGTCGCCGCATACGTACGCGCCAATGGTGTGAAGATGGAAGAGGTAAACTCAGGGTACGACCCCAACTCGGATGTAAAGTCTCTTGAATGGGAGGACATAACAAAGGATAACGAAGACGAGATACTGGATCTATTCCCTGGGGAGAAAGCCACGTTACAACTTTCCGCAGGTTTCGATTACGACATATACATCCTTGGTAGCGACGATACGGGATATATGGTGCTCAGAGATTCATGGAGACCTGATGATGGAGGGATAGTATCGGACGTCTATATCGCTTCGGTTAGCGAGGCCCAGGTGGTGGCTCAGGGTTACGCGGAGGATGAGGAACTTGTGGATACTACCGGGGGTGCCAGGTGGGAAGAGTATACCATGGAGGGTGACCACACTAACTACCGTGAGAAGAGGATCATCCTACCAGACCTGCCGGGAGACTTTTATAATACGGCACACTTCCCAGAGCGCAACATAGTTGCATTCCTCCGCGTGGATGACCGAACCTTATCGACAGGAATTCCTGACAGAGTAGTTAAAGCTGAACCGTTCGAGGTGGAAGTGACTCTTCGTGAACAAGCCCCCGGCATGGTTCACAAATATGTAATCGACATCAATAACAAATACACGGGCGATACCGTATACACGTTTGCGCCAGACTTATCTAAGTACGACCATGACCCCAGTAAAGCCTTAGAGGCCGCCAGAAAAATTATCGCTGAGGCTCCAAAAGACGCTAAGGTCGCAGGGGGCTATGTGTCGGCGGGTGATGGTACTCTCGTCGGCAAAGATAAGGTAATCAAGCGGTCCACTGCTAATACGTACTTCATCGACGAGACTCAATCAGATATCCACAGTGAAGGGCGCAAGAGGGGGTACCGGCTCAGCGGAGCGGAGATTGACGAGGTATACAAAAAAGCTAAAGCATTAATCGACGAGTCAAAAACCCACCCAGTAGGATCGCCTGAGCGTAAGCGCCTAGAGATGGAGTCTCTGACTATAAGTAACCGCGCCTCAATCAATGACAATCTGGTGCCAAACGCTCCATTCAAAGGTGACGCATGGTTATCGCTCGCGCTTAAACGTGCAGTAGTGGACGCGGTTGACAACGGGTATGAGGCTATCGCTTGGCCCAACAGCGTGGTTATGGCGAATCGGTGGTCTGACAGTTACGACTACAAACCTCAATACGACAAGAAGATGCCGTCGATGATCCGTAAGATCACGGGTACTGAGGCTAAGCAGATGGACGTAGATGGTGGGGAGTACGACGCGTCATCAGTGGCGGTGCCTGATCATTTTATCTTTGAAGAGGATGGCTCCGGTGGGTGGTACATTAGGAATATAGTACATTCCTACATCGGAGGGCCTGAGTCTCCGAGAACATTTGAATCTAAGTCTGATGCAGAAAATTATGTCAAGGAAATATTGGTGGGGCTACCTGAAGGCTATTGGATCATCCCGATCACAGATCAATTACGTGCCAAAGTGCGGGGCGAGGGCATGCCCTTGTTTCAAACTGAGCGCGGTAATATCACACTGACCGATGACCAGCGCATCATTAATCTGGGCAAAGCCTCTGACTTGTCTACCTTTTTACACGAGTCCGGGCACCTGTTCCTTGAGATGGAGAAGTTCTACGCCAAGAAGTACGGCCTCTCTGATAACCAGAAGGCTATCCTGAAGTGGCTCGGAGTTGATAGCTTCGATGACATTACTGTGGAAGATCACGAGCGTTGGGCTGAGACTTTCGAAGTCTACCTGCGCGAGGGCAAAGCACCTTCACTAGATCTGCGTAGAGCATTCGCTGCGTTCGCCCGGTGGCTCAAAGTAATTTACCGCACATTGAGAGATGACCGGCTAACCCGCGCTGATCTGAGTCCTGAGATATCCGGCATCTTTGATCGACTGTTAGCCACACAGGATGCAATCGACGAGGCAGCTGCTAACCCTGAGTATGACCAGATGTTCCGGTCGCAGGAGCAGGCTGGCATGACCGATGCTGAGTGGGCCAAGTACCAGAAGCGTGCTGCCAGGGTCAAAGAGACCACCGAGCGTACGCTGGATGAGAAGGCTCTTGCTCAGTACATGAAGATGCAGACCCGTGCGTGGAATGACGAGAAGGAACCCCTCATCGAGCAAGAGACTGATCGACTCCGGAAGGAGCCGGTCTACGCGATCATGTCAGATCTCAGAGCGTTCAAAGGCGACGATGGTCTCGATGTGGCTGAGGGCCGCATGGATACTGAAATGCTTAAGGCCCTGTTCCCAGACGGTAAGATACCGGGACGATTCATCGGTAATCACGTCAAGAGCGGCGAGGGGGTCGACCCTGCTTTATACGCCGAAGCCTATGGGTACCCCTCTGCCAACGCTATGGTAGAGGACATCATGTCCAAACCTACTTTGAAAGAGGCCGCAGATCAGGCCGCTCAAGATATCATGGTCGAGAAGTACGGTGATATCATCAACGATGGCACCTTGCTCCAAGAGGCTAAAGAGGCCCTGATCAACGAGGACCACGCGAAGCTACTGTTATCCGAGATCTCTACTAAGAGACCGGGCATCAATCGCCGGTACCTGAAAGCAGAGGCTGAGAGAACCATCGGTCTCATGACGTACAAACAGATCAAGCCTGAGAAATACTACCGTGCCATGATCCGTGCGGCTAAGGACTCCATGACTATGGAAGATCCTACCGAGGCCAAGATCAGAGAGCTGAGCAATCACTATCTGTACAAAGTGGCACTGGATGTCAAAGAACAGATGGAGACCCACCGCCGGTATGTGAAAGCCACGAAGAATCGTGAGTACGATACCCGCAAGGTAGCAGGTGAGTACATTAAACAGATCCGCATGTTGTCTGAGATGTACGAGATGAAGGACCCACAGGCTCAGCAGGCTACCCTGTCGGCTATCCTGGACTTCTACTCTGCGCAGCTTAATGAACTCGGAGGCGATCTCACAGACCTATCCCTGCTGGATCCTAATCTGATCCGCGCTATAGAGTGGCGTGAAGCTCACGGTACGTCCCTGGTTGGCTTTGAGTTAGTCCAGTTCGATGATATGCCTGCGGAAGATCTGCGGGGTGTGGTCGAGATGCTGAAGCACCTACGCTACGTGGGCGGGCAGATCGCTGAGATGAACGGCGACGAGGCGATGAAGGTCAGACTTCAGTTCGCTCAGTGGATCAAAGATAAAGGAGGCAAAGACCACAAGATTCAGCGCGGTCGTAACCGTCGGCAGAACGTGGCCAAAGAGTGGAACCATCTGATCAACACTATGCCCTCCCTGGCCAACATGGTGCGCAAGCTGGATGGTGATGCTGACGGTGGCATGGCCTTCGAGTTGATTTACAAACTGATCTCCAACGCAGAAGACACCAAGCTCGGCATGAACCACAAGTTCTACTCTGAGTTCGAGGATCTAATGGGAGACATGAGCAGCGTAGGATTGAGCCACAGGGACGCTAAGACCTATACCCTTGAGAATGGCACCACCGAAGAGTTCTCCAGCGAGGAGGCGTTCATGATGGCGCTATATTGGGGTACTGAATCCTCTCGTGACGCCATCATGCAAGGCTGGGGTATGACTGAGAATGACGTAACCCGGATACTCTCAAGACTGACCCCTCGTCAACTGAAGTTGGCCAACGCTGTATGGGCTATGAATGAATCTCAGTGGCCTGATCTAAAAGCTGCGTCAGAAGCAATGATCGGTGTGGCACCTCCTAAGCTCGAAGCTCGACCCTTTACGGTCAATGGTGTAGAGATGACTGGCGGCCACATGCAGCTGTTCTATGACTCCAACCGGGTGGAGCTTGCCAATGAGCAGGAGTCAGCGCGCAGAACCTCAGCTATCATGCCAGGCAAAGCTGGGTCACTGAACGCACGTAAGGGATCGGGTGGTAAGCATGTTCTGCTGGACGTATCGAACATAACCCGATCTGTGGACGATAAAATCCATTACATCGCGTATGCTAAAGCTGGTCGCACACTCAGACAAATACTGAATCACGACGAGATCACTGCAGCTATCGAGCGCAAGCATGGTCCCGGTTTCTACAAAGCATTCATTGAGAGCATAGAGGGCATTACCGGAGGACGTGTCGCACAGGAGACCCACCGAAGTGGTGCTAAGATATCTCGTTACATGAGACAGAACGCAACCCTAAAACACCTGGGATACTCACTGCGTAACACCATACAGCAGGTGAGTGCGATACCCATCGCCATGAAGGAGGTCGGTCCGGTTAAGTGGGCGCAGGCAGCCATGCAGACCTACGGATTCAAACGCGAGATGGTTCAGTTCATTAACTCAAAATCACAATTTATGAATAACCGCTCACAGGTAGTCAACCGCGACTCCAGAGAGTTCATGAAGAAGATGATCGCCACCAGCAAGGCTGACGCAAGATGGCAGGCATTTAAGTCCCATGCGTTTATATTGCAGACTACGGTTGACATGTGGGTATCATACCCAACGTGGTTAGCATCCTATCAGAACGCGATGGAGAAGCATGGGGATGATGCTCGGGCACGTATAGAAGCCGATACCTCAGTAGCTCAGTCTGTTGGCTCTGGCTCCGATATGCACCTGGGTCGCATCATGCAGTCTAATCAGAACGAATGGGTGAAGACTATCACAGTGTTTGGATCATGGTTCAACGCGTACTACCAGCGACTCTACAAGAGCAGCAAGGGTGGCGAGGACTTCATGAACATGGAGTTCGCAGTTGATGCCCTGATACTTCCGATCATCGTATCTACGATCACTCAGGCTCTCATCTTAGACACGCCAGATCCTGATGAGACTTGGTACCAGTACCTGGCCAAGAATACCTTTGGATTTCTTCTGGGTACCATACCTGTATTAAACCAGATTACTACGTTTATGTCAGGGTTCACACCATCAGCCCCTATCAGTGCTCTGCCGGAGACGTTAATCAAAGCGCCTAAGGAACTTTATGCGTATAGCCAGGGCAACCAGACGGGGCTCAAAACCGTGGCCGACGTGGGCAGTCTAGTTACCAGTTTAGTGCCGGCACCTAGTAGCGGCCAGGTGTGGCGCATGCTAGATTACGTCGATTCGTACATGCGGGGCGAAGAGGACGGCTTTAACCCATATCAAATGTTCGCAGAAGGTAGAGACAAAGACAAATGACAAAGTACTACATACTGAGAGTAATCCGAGTACCCAAGTGGACCTGGCTGAGTCGAAGTGCTCCCCAAAAAATCATGGTCGTGGAGGATAATGTAAGATGACAAGCACATCACAAAGCAGGCTGGGCATAGTACCGGCAGAAGCAGTTAAGTCTCCGGTAGACGCAGCTACTGATCTCCAGATAACACTGTTCGGTGAGCAGACCATAGCCGGCACTAGCGTCGTCTCGGGTGATCGTGTGCTAGTTAAAGACCAGGCCTCGAGCACCGAGAATGGGATATACAACGTCAGCAACACTACGTGGACGAGGGCCAAGGACTGGAACGGCGCTAAGGATGTGGTCAATGGAGTGCTGGTGCTGACTACAGATACTGGCACATTGTACAGAGCGGATGTCTTAGCGTCTGGAGAGTTTAATGTAGGCAGCACCAGCGTGACGTTCTCTACACTACCCGGCATAGTGCTGAGTCCTATCGTTACAGAGGAGATCGCCGCCACTGCCAGTCAGACAATCTTTACCAGCTCTAACCCTGTCATAGAAGGGTCGACCCTCGTTTACGTGGACGGGGTTCTGATATCCCCATCTGCATATACCGTGCTGCCTGACGGATACTCTATAGAATTCCTTGTCGGTCAGACGGGGGGCGCTATAGTCACTTTCCAGACGATCAACAGCTCTTCCACGCCGTCAACTACTGACGCTGCCGCGATATCATATACACCGGTGGGTGGGTCTACTATCTCTGTTGAGGAGGCCTTAGATTCCACAGTGTCTGAGGTGTCCTTAACCGGAGATGTTACCGGCACCAGTGTACGCTCCGGTAACATCCTTACAGTCAATACCACTGTAGACATCCCCAATGCCTCAGTCATACCTTACACCCCCGCTGGCACAGCAACTGTAGCTACTACAGTAGAAGCAGCACTTAGAGCTAACCCAGTAAGGCAATACAACACTCTAGCCCTAGCAATAGCAGACGTATCCAATATATCTGTTGGTGATGTTTTAGTTCTTAAGGAGCGTGTAAGTGGGTCAGGTGGTGGTGCTACATGGGATGCGGTGTTAGCTTCTTCTGTTGTTGAAAATGGATACGACATTGTGGTAGGAGATTCAGACACAAGCCTAGTTTTAAGATACGGAAGTTCTGTAAAATCGTCACAACTAGGGTTACAAACAGGTGTTACAGATTCAACAGGGGTTCAATTTTTAGCTGATTTACTATCAACAATTGATGAGATAGTATTTGATACTTCACCGTCTGTAGATGCTAGGATAACAATCCCTATTGAAAACGATAAAACAGTTAGATTCACTAATGGTAGTTATGTAACACAAACGTCAGACAATATAGTATTCCAATTTGGTGATGGTACATTCGGTATTAGTCAATTAGTTAATTGGAATATATATAATTTAAGGGTAGTAACAGCAGGATATGGTCAAGATAACGCAGGATTGATTAACATTAACAACTCAAAGGATATATATTTTTACAACACACGAATATATTCTGACAATGCTCAAGCGCAATCTTTATCTGCTGTATATAACGGTATTTCAATATCAGTAAATTCAGAGAATATTGTATTTAGAGATACGGTTATTGAAGGAACACCAAAGTCAGGTGTTCACATATCATCTGGCAGCAATAAAATTAGATTTTATAATACTAAAATAACAGCTACAGGCAACCATGATACAGCAACTTATGGCTATACTCCTGCTTTAGATTGTCAGGCTAATGACTCTATTATAGATGGGCTATATAGTATAGATGCACAGGGCGAGGTTCTATTGATTAATGCAGAACACACTGTTGTTGCAGGATGGGGTACTTTTATAGATGAATCTAAGCGGTCCGTTTATAAAAATATAGTCGGTGAGAACTGTGGGACTAACGGGATAAGAACAGCTACATTCGATAACGGATATGTACCTACAGATTTTACTGTTGAAGATGTTTTTATAAATGGATGTGCTGAGTCAGGGGTTTTAGTCGGTGCTTCTTTACGAGGAAAGTTCAATAGGGTACGAATCAAAGATACTCAATTTCACGGGGCGTATTTAGGGTCTTCAACAGAAGTGATTGATGCCGATTTTACAAATACTATTATAGAGAATTGGTTATTATCAGATAATGCTGCTTACTCAGGAGTTAGTTTTGGCACATCAGATAGAGTTTCATTTAATAATACTAAGTTTGTACATGACGCAGTAGGTATTACAGTAACTCCTGTTGCGTGGGGAGCTACAGGAAGTAAAACCATAGACAGAGTAGATATTGAAAGTTTCTTTTTATCTGGAACTATTACAGATTTTGGATGGTTTAGTATACCAACAGCAGGACATTTTAGTTGGTCAGCTTTAGGTGCCCCCAGTGCAGGTAGTCAAGCACCTAATGGTTCTACTTATTCACGAGAAGATGGTGTAGGTACTACAGATAACTTTTATATAAGACGCGGTGGCGCATGGGTTGGAGTTCATTAATATGAAACTTTGGGGCATTGTTAAAACAGTGGGTGCAGGAGTAATCAGTGTGACAATGTGGGTGTATTGGTATGCCTTGGTATAATCCTTTCAGCTGGGGGCTTCATTCACAGAAGAGAGAATAAGTATCAAACACGGGCAAATATCCCCGCATTCAGTCCTAAAACTGATAAAATGGAAATCCTGCAATATCTCAAAATCGACTTGATCATGTTGCAGCGCGTACATTGACGCCCCGAAAATCATATCTGGAACAATGTGATTTTCTGATTCATCCGGCGCGGATGGCTTTGTGTTCGTAGAAGAATTCTTCTTCTAAAGTATAGGGGGTGCCGATGATTGGTGAGATTCATACTTACCTGACTCTCCTCACCATAACTGCAGTACGTCATGTCATACCATGGGGATACATACTGCAGCACATCATCGACTCTTGCCGGTACCCTTATAACCGGGATCTTCTTGAGGAATAGAGAGTCACCCCTTAATTAATCTTTTCTGTAGTGCTTGGCAGTGTAGCCTTCAGCACCCAGCAATAAATCCTGTGCCCACGGTGGGCTGATGCACATGAGACCTCTCAGGCTCTCGAGCCATGCCTCTGCGTTCTGATCTGGGCACACTGTGATTATCTCATCGTGTACGTGACCTCGCACATCGTGTCCCCGGTTCATGGATAGCCTCATCTGATACACTAGTATATCACGAGAGATGGCTTGCACAATGTTCTCTGTGACACCACCACCATGAGTAGAGATGCGCTCCCACTGCATATTAAAACGGTTGATGCCCATATAAGTGAAGCTTGGCTTAACCATGCTCTGCGGCACTCCGTCTGCATCAACCCAGTGGATCTCACGAGGTTGGATCTCAGGCTTGTGGTACGCTAATCTGCGCCCCGATGGCAGCTGAATATAAAGGAACTCTAGGTCCCGGTAGATATGAACTCGGTACCCGCTCATAGTACCGCCTCCCTGAACCACGTATGTGATCGCTTCGATCAACCAACGCCACATAGCAGGGATCTCAGGATACACGCGCCTGAACGTGCTCACAGCTCGATCAGCTTCTGCCCGAGACATAGAGACTCCCATGTCCTCCGCGTACGCTACGAGGCCACCAGCGCCCAGCTGATAGCCACATCCCAAGGTGGGTGGTTTGCTGAACCCACGCTGGTCCTTGGTGACCTCATCGTACAGTACCTGGAACAGCTCCATCGCAAAGTCTTTGTAAGTATCTTTACCTGCAGCAAACGTGTTGATGATACGCGTGCATCCTGACATCCAGCCTAAGACCCTCGACTCGATGGAACCCAGGTCACTAACCGCCAGCTTCTTACCTTCAGGTGCTGCTATCGCGCCGCGCACCGACGCGGCCAGCAGATCCATGACTTCATAGTCTGGGTAGAGCTGCGCCAAGCTTAGATCTTTAATGGCCTGACAAACTGTATCCATATCTACGCCCTTCAGTGGCCGCTTAAGGTTCTGCAGGTTGATACCTCTAGACGCGTACCTGCGAGTACGTGATGCACCCCCGGGCATAAACATGCCTTTAAGAGTATGGTCATCACACTCCATCCGGTCGAAGGCATCCCACTTTGCTGTCGCTGTCTGAGAGACCCAGAGCATGTCCTGTATGACACCCTCAAGTACAGGGTCTTCAACTCGTGCCTGCGCCCACTCCAGGGTGTTTGCTTGCATGTTGCTGAGGGGCACCCGTGTTCTCTCTTGTAGCCACGGCTGTAGTTGAGCCCGGCTACCAGGGTTATCTAATCCGGTGACCTGTCGCATCCTATCTATGATCTGGTTTTTGCGTACAGTAACAGAGGCCCGCGCTGTGGATATCAGGATCCGGTCTATAGGGATGCCCGCGTTGTTGATGTCCTGATCCATCAACCATGTTTGCCACTCATCATCCGAGATGGGGTCGAATTGCTTCACCCACTTTCGCAATGCACGCTCGACTTCCACATCTTGCTTACAGTACCCGCAGAAGTCCTCCCACATCTCTGGAGCAGTACCGTACGTCCAACGGCGGACTTTTTGGTTACGAGGTTGAGGCACTGAGAACTTGCGTATCAGTTTCTTTCCGTCGGCGTTCTTCCACAAGTGCTCCGGGAATCCAACTTGCTTTAGTATACTGTCCAGGCCTCCTGAGAACGATAATCCATACGCGAGGAACTGCGTGCAACGCCATGTCCACTTCGGCACTTTAATATCACTCTGGTATTTGGTGATGCCATCTTCGAATGCTGCGTTGAATGCCCACTTCTCTACATGCGGATCCTCCATACCCTCTCTCAACTCATTGGGCATGGGTCCCAGGTGAGGCTCCCACAGTTGCACAGGATCATCGTCGAATGCCCACCCCAGCATCAGAATCTCAGTAGATGGGTCTCGTACGTACTTTCCACCACCCTGCTTCACGATATCTATCTCGGAGAAGGTCTCGTAATCGAGGCTTAGCTCAGTCATCGATGTCTGCCAGGTTGTAGATATAGTAGATCCCACCTGTAGCGTCCTGGCGCTGGGACCGAGTGAGGTAGCCCTTCACGAACAGTCGCTTGAGCACAAACGATGAGTACTCCAGGCCCCAGCGCTTCTCCAGCTGCTTAACATCGCGCGAGGTAACATCAGTCATCCCCCTCTCAACTATGCGTTGGTATACATCCATCTCACCACCGTTCAGTAGCACACTCCGGTACTCATTTGGATTCTGGATAAACAATTTGTGGTATTTACTCATTGAATTGTTCTCACAAGTTCTCGCACGAAGGCATCAGGGATCGACGACCCATCATCAAAGTTGGAGGGCAGCGATCCATTCTTCAGGTACGCGTAGGTCACAGACTTAATAGACCCGTCGGTAGTGCGCACTACTGCACGAATGAGGGCAATGTTGTGCCTGCGGTAGTCATCGCTCGCGTGGTTCATCGCAGCCGGTAAGCTGGTCTCAAAGAAGGTATCAACCATCTCACCTTGATCATTCAGGCCCTCGAAGACCCATTCAAAAATTCTTTCATCAGCAGTCATCATCTAAAGCTCTACGTCTTTGTCAGGTGTCACAGCATCACCACGGAAATCAATATTAGGTAAAATTGCTTGCGGCTTAAAAGTAACTCTGTAGTGATACACGCTCACTGGCGAGGCTTCCATCTGCTCAGAAAAGTAAGTAACGTTATCCGACAAACCTAAATAGTGTTTTTTGAATGCATTGCGTCCAGTCTTACACGTTACAGCTAGGCGCTTGCCGTTGTTCTCAACAGAGCAAAGCCCTTCTAGTGAGAGCATGTATTCCCCCGTAATTCCGTTATAAAAAACAACCCTTCTTGTAATCTCAAAATTATCAGCAGCTTTCGATAAATTCCTGCTTGCTATATACGCATCATCTTGGCAACCAACGACTAACAAGCCAGTCATAACCAACGCGATTTTTTTCAATGTGTTCATATTTTTCACCTTTTTCAGTTTTAAATTAATACAAGCTTTTGCCTGCGTCTTACTAGCTAACGTTATAAACCTAAAGCCGCATACTCATCTTCGGTGTAATAGGTCTTTTTAAAAATATCGGGTTTACATGGGTAACACTCACCGTGCACCCCTTTAATAATCATATCCCCGACAGTAGCCATGTGAGAGCCTTCAAGCGTAAATATTTTCAAACCCTCTCTCTCTACTAAATCCTCGTATTCTTCCCATTTATAATCTGTTGCTGATGCGTGTTGACCGGTAAATCGGATTACTTCAAGTAAGTTTTTTCCAGTCCATTCAACAGCCTCAATTGCTACAGGTTTTTTAATATATCTCGCCATTTTTTTATCTCCAATATTGGTTTATAACAAGCGCATACAATGGAGGTTCGTACCTCACCCCACTGATGCTGGTCGTTAGTGCTATCAATTATATGTACAGTTTGTTAGATATCTTTTCCCGCGCCATTCGTACATCGTTACAGTGCAATCAGAATCAGTGGCAACGTGCTTCTTACCGAAGATACGAGCTAACCATATCTCCCACCACTTCGCCCTCAATGTTTCAACTGCTGAAAATATAGGATCTTTCATCATCCCCCCGCACTAAATATACTCTTTATATCCACATTGAGGGCATTGTTCGGTCATACGATCGGGTGGGAGCACTAACTGTGAGTGTTCGTCAACTAACCCTACTGCAACAACCTGACTATGTACCACTACTACCTCAGGATCAGTCGAATCCAACACTTCTACTACCGATTTGTCTAGCTCATCCCTTGAGCCTTCAACCATGCCGTGTTGCCAGCTAAGGTTTGTATTGTCATATGCAAATCTCAGTCCACCTTTCGTTAATATTTGAAATTTCATTAAACTTTCCTCCAGGGTAGTGGCCGGACCCGAAGGCCCGACCGAGTTGAGGATTATCGTTGCGGAGGTGGAGCTGGTCCGCCCATAGCTCCGTAGTAGGGCTCAGTAGGGGATGCCACAGTCTGTGGTGCAGTCGCAGGTGCCCCATACCCAGGCTGGACAGTATGCCCCGCAGGTGCCGCAGGTTGCTGAGCCGGGGCAGGCTGTTGCATCTGGGCAGGCTGTTGCATGGGCGCGGGCTGTTGGGCCTGAGCAGGTGCGGGTGTATTCTGTGATACACCTGAGTTTCCCATAGGTGTCGCGCTGGCACCTGGGGGTAGAGCACCACCGAATCCAAGAGTGGTAGCGTCAGGTCCTGAATTGATGCGCTCACCATGGCCTGAGAGTGCTACGATATCCACATTAATGTAGATGCCTGGGTTTGCCAGAGCACCGTTGCCTGCCAGTGTTGCATGACATTGGATGTAGCAACCTTTGTAGAACTGATCACCAGATATCGCCTGCATGCCGTCAGCACTTCTGTACTGTGGCTGAAAGGCCGTCTTCATAGAAACAATCCAGCAACCTGCGTGCCCAGGTAGTGATGCCGGGATCTTGCCAGCTCTATTAGGAACAGTGCTATCACCGTTTACAATTTTCCACGCGAAGGTAGGTTGCTGCGCCTGGCCTCCAGGGAACGCCGCGTAGCCCACTTGTACGATCTTTGCGCCCCATGGTGTGTCCCACCAATTGGCTTCACCCTGTTTGGGGATAGCGCAGCCTATGTAGTACTCTTCCCGCTGCAGGCCCGTGCTTTGGTTAATTTTAGGCTGGCCAGTTACTGGGTCTGTTACTTGCTGGATCTCTGATGGGCTACCTGCAACGAGGCGTCCCACAGGGAACAAAATGTCGACTGAATCAGTCATTGCTTTTCTCCTGAGAAAATTAATTTAGCTCTAGTACCATCGTCTTGCACAAGCTTAACTCCGGTCTTCGACTTCGAATAGTAAGGCTTAATGACGGCAGCGTCAACACCTTTCTTTTTCAGTGCAGCTGCTGCCTGATTAGGGGTCAGAGCCACGTCTGGTTTACTGAGGTCTGCACCGTACAAGTTACCGATGTCGATCACAGTTTTAGCAGGTACACTCCACGAGTCTCTACCGTAAGTAGTATCCATGCGGTATCCCTGTATGAACTCACCATGCGTGATCTTGTGAGTCGCTCGAGTCTCTAGCATATCTATACGTTGCTTAAGCCTATCAGCAGCTTTGTAGGCCACATCCAGCTCATATGCAATGTGGTCATTGCTAGGCTCTGCCGCTACAGGTGAGTAGCTGTAGTCAATCGCGTATCCAGCTGCGTCCCGGATAGCAGGACACTTATACCCTGCAGGACACTTGTAGCACCACGAACCACTACACACTTTAGTTGTGCCATCCTCGTACTGCTGTGCTGCCAATCTCATCTGCGCAACATCATATTGGATCTCGTCGTACGAGGTATTCCAGGTTCGTAGGGCACCCCGGCCATCGAAGCACCGGGGCATGTACAGGTTGAGACATAACCTCGGCTTCAGATCAGTTAGGCCCCAGGTCTCGCACGCTGCCTGAGCGTACCCCATCAACTGCTTATTGCGAAAGATAGGAAGTGCCTTATGACCATACTTGAAGTCAAAAACATAAAGGGTGTTAGTCTCGGACTGATAATAGAGAAAGTCTGCGGTACCGTATGCTTGAGCATGGATACTGGGCGCTGCTACTCGGAACTCAACTGCCGCCTGAGACTTAGTAGTGACGTTCTGGACAATTGAATTGTGGTAGCCTATGGCAGCCTCTATCATTTCCTCAGTCACTATGGCCCCATTAGTGGGATTAGCCACCCCCAGCAGCCTCTCACCTGCGGCCACACCACTATGATCGACGCGTTCGAGGAAAGCCTTTAGCATCACCTCACACACCCAGTGTGCGGCGTCACCCTCGCGGGACTCCTCTGTGTCCTCATTAGGTTCATCGAGGCACATGAGAACTGATCCGGGGCACGCGTCCCCGGACCAACGATGAGCACCACTAAAACCGAATAGTTTACTGTGCTCGGTGATCATTAGATTCCCAACCCTAGCACAAAGCGAGTCCACTGTTCAGGATGCAATACCAGCTCAGCAAAACCGCCTGCAACACCCAGACCTGTAGCCTGACGCTCCAGTTGATCCTGGTTGACAGTGCCCGCGCTCTTAGCTTTCAGCACGCGATCCACAACTTCTTCCCACTTCAGCTCACTAGTTGCTTGAGCCTGCACTTGCGGTGGGGGTGGAGGAGTTGAGTCAGATGCTAGCGCAGGCGCAGGTGCCGGTGGGGTATGCTCTGCCGGTGCAGCACCCTTCAGTTCAGCGACCACGCGCTCGTACTCAGCTTGGTCAACACCACGCTTCTTGGTCCATTGTCCGTTCTTCATCTTAGTCTCACCAGATGAGTGGATTCGCTCGTCCCACGGTACGCCCGCGCTGTCCAGGTCGCCTGCTGGTGCTGGTGCTGGTGCTGGTGCTGGAGCTTCCTGCGGTGGAGGGGTTGCTTCAGCTGGTGCTGCTTCAGCTGGGGGTGGAGGGGTTGCTTCGACCCAGTCTGTCTGCTTAGCTGTAGCAGCTTCTTCCGATACCCCTGATGATACCATAGGTACCTCCGCGATGAAATCTCCGTAGCCATCATCTTTTGGACGGTGTTGGATAACGTGAGACAGAGCTGCTTGTGCAGCTTCCAGTACGTACAGAGGGTCGTAGCCATTAATAGTTATTTGCATTGTTATCTCCTAAAGATATTTCGTTAATGTGTCTTGCACGGTTGGGGAGATTACAGTAAGATGACGGTCTCGTCAACACACTGAGTGAATATTTATGCCGCTACACGATTACCAACAAGCCCTTAAGGAAGATATCTACAGGAGGTGGGACCTCGGGGATAGAAATGTGATGGGCGTACTCCCGACTGGTGGTGGTAAGACCTACCTGTTCAGTAGCATAACTCACGACCACGATGGCGCATCTGTGGCTGTAGCTCACCGCAAAGAGTTAGTATCACAGATATCCATGGCGTTCGCCCGGCAAGGTGTGCGGCATGGTATCATTGGTGCTGAGGCGCTGGTCAAGGAGCTTTCCGTAGATCAGATGAATGAGTTGGGCACTATCCTGATAAACCAGGACTCCCCCGTTAAAGTGGCCAGCGTCGACACTATGATACGAGCACGCCCTGCAGACCTTGGGCGGTGGGCGAATCAAGTGTCATTGTGGGTGACGGATGAATGTCATCACCTCCTACGATCCAATAAGTGGGGAAAGGGTGTAGCTATGTTCCCCAACGCCCGTGGCCTGGGTGTGACTGCCACACCGATCAGAGCAGATCGTAAGGGCCTGGGGTCCCATGCCGATGGGGTCTTCGACTCTATGGCTGTGGGGCCATCTATGCGTGAGCTGATTACGCGGGGGTTCCTCACCGACTACAGAGTGTTCGCCCCTCCCTCTGACATAGATATCACCCACGTTGAGACTGGAGCTGATGGTGATTTTAAAAAGGTACAGCTACACAAAGCTGTGCAGGAGTCCCATATAATAGGGGACATAGTGGATCACTATAAGAGGATTGCTCCGGGCAAGCTGGGGATCACCTTTGTTGACTCCGTTGATACCGCCACTGAAGTTGCCGCAAAGTACAATGCGTCCGGGGTACCTGCCGAGGTTGTGTCGGCTAAGACTCCAGCCCGTGTGCGCACTGAAATACTTCGTAGATTTAAACGCAGAAGTATCCTGCAGCTTGTCAATGTAGATTTGTTTGGTGAGGGGTTCGACTTGCCTGCGGTGGAGGTGGTAACCTTCGGTCGTCCGACACAGAGCTATGCACTGTACGTGCAGCAGTTTGGTCGAGCACTCAGAGTGCTGGAGGGTAAGGACCGGGCTCTCATCATAGACCATGTGGGTAATGTAGTAAGACACCGACTGCCCGATGCTGAGAAAATGTGGTCATTAGATGCAGGTGAGCGATCCCCGAGATCCAAGAGACCCGAGGACGATATACCTCTGCGCTACTGTCCGTCATGCACTCAGCCGTACGAGCGCGTGCTGATACACTGCCCGTTCTGTGGGGCTAAGTGGACTCCCGAAGAGAGATCCAAGCCTGAGTATGTGGATGGAGATCTATTTGAGCTGAGCCCTGAAGTGCTGGCGCAGATGCGCAAAGAGGCCGACAAAATCATTGAGGACCCACTGGCGCTCAAGTCAAGAATGATGCATGCAGGAGCACCACCAGCTGCCATCGGTGGGGCGGTTAAGAATCACGGACTACGGTACCTGGAGCACGAAGACCTGCGCCGCACCATGGGCTGGTGGTCAGCTAAACACCACATTCAGGGTAGGCCAGACGCGGAGATACAGCGCAGGTTCTACCACAAATTTGGGATCGATATGTTATCGGCCCAAGCCCTCAGCAGATCAGATGCTGAGTCACTTAAACTTAAAATACGAGAGGCACTACAATGAGCGACTGGATCAAAGCGACCGGAGAGAAACCTGATTTACCTGACGACACTTTAGTCGAGTGCGCGGTACGTAATACTAAAGGGGACACGTCAGAATACGACTACGCAGTGGGGTCTTTAGATTGGACGATTCCTGTATGGTGTATAGGAGGGATCGTGCGGTACCGGGTTCTCGAGCCATCTCTCTATACTGACAAGGATGGGTGGATCAAAGCGACCGGAAAGAAACCAAATTTACCTGACCATACTAAGGTATGTGTGAGGGTGACTATCAACTCACTGGGATATGTTAAAGAGATTAAACCCCAAATCGGGTCCTTAGACTGGAGCGTGCCTGCGTCAGATATAGGTGGTATCAAAGAGTACAGAGTGGTGGGCCCAGTCCCACACCCCGGTAAAATATGGGATTCCGAGTACTTATCTGATTTGATCAAGGCTGATAATTATGCAGAGGCTACCAGAGTGTGCCAGGCCAGGATGAAGCAGATCAGGGAGGCAGGGCTATGAACCTGTACTTATGGGGTATGGGGTGGGGGATTCCTGTTGAGGCTGTGGATGACTTGCGTTTGCAGATGGGTTTGGATCCTAGCCAGCCTAACAATGTGGGTGATATCAAGCTAACTGATGAGACCTCGGTACAGAATATGCGCCGACTACAAGCGGCTCGGGAGGGTCGCATCATGTGGCGCAATAATGTGGGTGCCATACGAGACGAGCGTGGTGTGCCGGTCCGCTATGGCCTGGCCAATGACTCAGCTAAGGTCAATAAGCAGGTCAAGTCTAGTGACCTAATTGGTATTACTCCCATACTTATCACACCCGAGATGGTGGGTGCCATAATCGGGCAATTCACGGCTGAGGAGTGCAAGAGACCTGGTTGGAAGTACACAGGGGACGAGCACGAGGCCGCACAATTGCGGTACCTGGAGATCGTTGTGGCGTGGGGTGGTGCTGCTAGTTTTACAAATGGCGTTGACGTAGACGTCATACGCAAGTAATATCCGCAAAGATTAATACGAGGTAACCAAAAATGAACAGAGCAAGAAAACCAAACGAGTCCTTTGATAATTATCGTAAGGCACTCAAAGTCAGGGAGCCATCTCGGGATAAAGTGCTGTATCAATCCACCAAGATTGTGACAATACCCTCACGTAGCGTACCAGGTATCATTGAGAATGTATTAGTATCTACAGGCCCTGCACGTAGACTGGGGGATGGCCAATATGTCAAAGGCTAACTCTACGCTGCAGATAGCAGTCAAGCTGGCCGAGAAGCACGGGTACCATCACATTACTCGGGAGATGATCGCGGACAAAGCTGTCATAGCCACAGGTACGGTATCCCTGCATCTCGGCACTATGGCTCAGATGCGCAAGAGTATTGTGCGCCACGCAGTTCGTACGGCTAACAAGCCCATCATGGCGCAAGCTATCCTGGCTCGGGATCCGTACGTGATGCGTAAGGTGCCCAAGGCCCAGAGAGAAGATATACTGGCGCGTATGGCATGAAGTCCCTGCCAGCATCTCTCAAAGCCTGGGAGCAGTACCCCCAGTTTGTGCTGTGTAAAGTGATCAACGGTCGCAAGACCCCGGTCGACTTATCCGGGCGTCCGATGGATCCCCATCTACCCCAGAACCAGATGGATTATTCCAGAGCAATAGCACTTGCTGATACCCTCGGGATGGGAGTCGGATTTGTGTTCACCGAGCGTGATCCTTTCTGGTTCCTGGATCTCGATCACTGCATCGATACGTCAACCGGACAGCTCAATGATATAGCAGCCCAACTTCTGGGAGTCTTTAAAGGTGCCGCAATGGAGACATCCATGAGTGGTGATGGTTTACACATATTTGGATGTGGGAGCGTAGGAGATCATGGCAAGAAAAATAAACAATACTGTATCGAATTCTACACAGAGGGAAGATTTGTATACCTTACTGGAGCGGAAGCCACCGGAGACGTTTGGCTCGATTGGTCATCTCAGCTACAGTGGCTCACACAAACCTACTTCCCCCCAAGAGAAATATCGGCTCAAGATGGTGAACGCGCGGATGCGGAGTACTCCAGCCCTTTTGATGATACTGAACTTGTACGACGCATGCTCAACTCCCGTGGAGGAGCGGCGGCTATCTTCGGAGGAAAAGCTTCAATTAAGGATTTATGGGAGTGTAATGTCGACGTACTATCTAGAGTGTACCCAACACAGAACGACCGTGACCCCTTTGACCGAAGCCTCGCGGATGCTTCCCTTGCCTCTCACCTCGCTTTCTGGACAGGTAAAGACGCCGAGCGCATGACACGATTAATGTGGCAGAGTCAGCTAGTCCGCGAGAAGTGGACGGCCCACCCTAGCTACATGCAGATGACCATTGATGGTGCTATATCCATCTGCAAGAACGTATACAAAGAGCGCAAGGAGGCTGAGCCACTGGCCACATCGCCATCAGCAAGTTTGGATCCTACCTTCACGGTGGGTGTGCAGTTCATGAGTTGCCAGCAGCAGGTAGAGTACTTCAAGAATTGTGTTTATCTACGTCGCAATCACTGCGTGATGACAGGCAACGGTTTGATGCTGAAGCCCGAGCAATTCAAAGCTGAGTACGCCGGGTATACGTTCGCACTGGATACACAGAATGATAAGACTACTACCAACGCCTGGGATGCGTTCATAGGTAATCAGGCCGTCAGGTTCCCCAGAGCTGATGGTGTTTGTTTCAGACCCGCTATGCCCCCTTTATCGATAGTAGAGGACGACGGGTTTACTCTGGTTAATAATTACATACCCATAAAAGTTAAGCGGTCGTCTGGAGATATAACTATATTCCATAATCACATGAAGCGACTGTTCCCGGTGAAGCACGACCGAGATATTATCTACGCGTACATGGCTGCTACAGTGCAGCACGTTGGCACCAAGTTTCAGTGGTGTCCGATCATCCAGGGTACCGAGGGCAACGGTAAGACCCTGCTGGCTCGCGTAGTAGAGCAAGCTGTGGGACGCCGGTATACCCACTACCCTAACGCATCCGAGTTGAGCAGTGGCGGCCTCAAGTTTAATGGGTGGATCGAGGGCAAGGTGTTTATAGCAATCGAGGAAGTGTATGTGTCAGACCGTAGAGATGCCACTGAGCCTCTTAAGATCCTGATCACTAATGACCGGATGGAGATCCAGCACAAGGGCCTGGCCCAATACACGGGTGACAACCTGGCTAACATTATGATGTTTAGCAATCATAAGGACTGCATGAAGTTGACCAAAGATCAGAGACGTTATTTCGTAGTGTACACCGGCCAGCAATCCGCACAGGATCTGCATGACCAGGGTATGAATAACGACTATTTTAAGCGGGTATATGACTGGCTCAAATTGCATGATGGTTACGCAATGGTGTCAGAGTTCCTGCATACCTACCAGATCCCAGAAGAGTGGAACCCAGCGGGCGTATGCCAGCGTGCGCCTAAGTCATCCAGCACCGATGAATCTATCGGCCACAGTTTGGGTTTCGTAGAGCAGTGCGTACTGGAGGCTGTGGCAGAAGATCGACCCGGGTTCCGTGGTGGATACATCAGCAGCTATGCCTTCGGTAACTTACTTAAAGAGATCCACTACGACGGCAAGATCAGCCCTTATAAGCGTAAGGAGTCTCTGGAATCTCTAGGCTATATGAGACACCCTGCGCTCAAAATGGGGCGGCTGGACAATGCGGTGTCGGCTGAGGGATGCAAACCTACCCTGTTCTACAAGGGTGGAGTCAACATTGATGCAGCACCGGCTGATGTTAAAGCAGATTATGAACTTAAACAGGGGTACATCATGAGCCCCGCGACTTTCTAGGAGAATATCATGGACTTACACTTTTACATATTTTTAATCTGGCTGGTGTCACTAGTGGCTCACTTGCACACCAAGTTCAAGCGGGGGGAGGAGGTGTGGATGGCACTCTGGTACCTTTGGTTGTTCGCAGTACCTATCTACTTTAGTGGATTGTCTGTGATGTACGTGTTCGGGGGTGGGATGTGAGTACTGTTAAGTACATAGAGATGGCCACCACTCATGAGGTTGTGGAGTTCAAGGACCACTTCACATTCCGTAAGGATCGTAAGCACTATAGGCTGCAGAGGTTCGCTCTGTGGATCCTGCGTAAGTTGGGGTGCTACTCTAATGTAGCGCAGCCTAAGGTCTCTTATCATGAGTTCAATCCTAAGAACATATTGGAGGGTATATTGGGCCAGAAGGGTGGCATCCTAAAGTCATACGATTACCGGGGGGAGTATGTGTTAATGGGGCCAAAGCAGTTCGATGAGCTAGGTGGGTTCCTAGAGGTGAACAAATTGTTCTCCTTTAAGGTGGAGGTTTATTCTAACGAACGTGTTTTCGACATGAAGATAATTATAATTCCCTGGATGGATGGGGTGCTTGTGGTTCCTGGCTTAGAGAGGTATGCAATATGAGACCCGAAGTAATAGATTTTTCCCAGCGCATGGAGTTCGTGCTGCAGGAGAACGACGATAAGTCGCACTGGTCCGAGGCTACGCAGAACTACCTGCAGGCCAAACTAGAAGCGAGTCAGGCCAAGCTGCACAATGCGGTGTGTGATAATAAACACGGCGAGGTGGTGAAGCAGGCGGTCCATGTAGCTAACTATGCAATGATGCTGGCGGATAATGCGGTCAGGTTGCAGGCCCGGAGTCCCAAGTCGTGACGGTTATAATCACTCTTAAGGGTAAGCAGTTTGAGCGCAACTACGACCCCAGGTTCTGTCAGCTTCCTGGGTGTGGAGTCAGGATCCCTTTTCGCATGAGTAAGACTGGGGTGCCAGAGTCGTGCTCTAAGTACAACAAGCGTAAAGGGTGCTGTGATAGTCACAGTCGTAAGATCCAAAAGCTGGCCCGGATACCGCCCCCACCAGGGCGCGCCGAGATGGCTATTAACAACTTTTTATTTGGGAGATTAGCAAGATGAAATAGACGCGGTTTGGCTGTTGACACACACCTCCTGCTGATATACTCTCAGAGCTCAATCAACGAAAGGTAAAATGACATGCATGGCTTACAAACAATTAAACGTACCAATGAATACGCTATTAAGGCTTACCTGGGTAATGCCGAGGAAGGCGCTCACCTGGTGAAGGCTCCTACCGACGAGCGCTTCGATCACAATATACCGTGGCACTTCGAATCCAATGTCCTGCATGTGCATCTGCACGACAATACGAAGGCTACAGACCTGATGAAGCTGAAAGCCCTGGTTGCTGCCGAGGTTGGTCCTAGCTTCGCTACTAAGTGGCACCGCTACGAGTAACTCAATACCCTCCCCCAACTTGCCCGGCCTAGAGCCGGGTTTTTTTTTTTATTTGAAATAAAAGTTGACACCTCCGTCATTTTCCTCTAAAGTCTCGTTAAGTTAAATTAATTAAGAGAAGTAAGGATGGGTACATACAAAGCAAAACCCCGAGTGGATCTGAGTAACCTGGTACCAGGGGTTGTCGGAGGCACGTACAATGTGATGGGTGAGATCACATCATTGAAGCGCGTTCATAATCGGTTCGATGCGCACAATCCTCGCTATACCATATGGGTGCAGTCTGGCAATAACCGGTTCTTCGGAACCCTACCGAGGCACCTACTGGGGGCCAGTGTGGGGTCGTGGATCGAGTTTAGGGCTGAGGTAGAACAGTCCCCAGATAACCGCCACGTAGGATTTTTCAAGAGGCCCAGGAAGGTGTGAGACCGATATGGATTATAGACCAATATGCGATTGCGGTGCGTACCACTTCCCTCATAAGCTTGGGGGTGGTAAGTGCGATGGGTCAGCGTACGCGGAGTACTACTCGCTGCACGTGGGATCCTCGTGCGAAGGGTGTAACTGCTACCAGGGAGGGTGTGATGTGATAGCTGGTAAGGAGAAAATTAAGTACGGTGAATGCTA